ATAGTCTGCCGCGGCTTGATCTAATTCATTGGTTATAGAGTTTGTATCAAAATCATCATCTAAGGACGCATCTTTACAATCACACTCACAACTTGTACAATCAGGATATGAAATCATTGGTAATCCGATCCTTGGAAAACCTTTTACTTTTATTGCCGCAAGCACAGCAAATGCCGTAAAGGCGAGCGATAAAACAACAGAGAAAGCGGCTTTAAGTATTAAACCAAATTGATTTAAAATTAATCGTATATCTTTTATAATTGCACCTACATCAATAACAGGCCCTCCAAGATTTACAGATATTGAACTTATGGCGGTTTCTATTACATCTGCGGCATTATTAACCACCGCAATTGTATCGTAAATCGCATTTTTAGTTAAGATTATGCCCAATATGATTAACACATATTTTAATATTGGCCACATAAATGCAATTAAGTGAGCAACAAATAACAGAGTTAGAAGTGGGAATGTTAAAATATTTATAAGAATGTTAAAAACAAAATATATTGGGTCAAAGTTTTTTATAATATCGTTTACTGGGAAAGTATTCACATTTGACTTACAAGATCTATCATCAATTTCTTTTATTCCCAAGTGTTTAGCCCTACCAAGTCCATTTTTATATCTATCCAAAAACATTGCGGTAGTATAAACTTTGTTATAATAGAATTCATAGAAACTATCTTCACAATCTAGAGCATCCTGTGTGTCCGCATAATCATCCCAATCTGTTGAGAAAGCATATGATTTATAAACATCAAATAAGGGTTGTGGGACTTTTGTAAAACTAATGTTAATTACTTGTGTTGGGTCAATTGGAGTTGCAACAATTTGTAATGTATCACCATTAGTGATCTGAATTGATTCTGGTGAGCCAAAGTAATTAATTCCATTAATGATTATCGTATAACTTTCAAGGTTATAGAAAACGGGATTTATTAACCCAAAAGAATTTGAAGCTGTAACTGTGGTTCCTGAATTAGATCCAATAGGAATTGTTGGGTAATTGAATATTGAAGTACTATATATCTGAAAAGGGTCTTGATCATAATTTGACCATCCATGTTCTTTAACATTCGGGACTAAGAAATCGGCTCTTAAAAAAGTTCCTTGTAAACCTTGTTGTGTTTGCCATTTAAATTTAAATCTGTATTTACCTTTTGTTGGTATTCCTTTTTTAGTGTCATTTGAAATTACTTCTTCTCCAAATTCATTTGTATATATATAATCCAAGTTCATTGGTACATTTACTAAAAATGTACCATCCCCATCAATTACTTTACCCGCTTGTTCTATATCCCATCTTTCTAATATTGGTAAACCCATAGAATCGGAATATATTGTTTGTCTAATACCTTGTATTTCACCAGGTCCCGCAACCAACTCACATAAATTTCCTGTGTTGTTTTTTGGTTTACAACTTACTTTAAGGGCATCGTCATTTGTGTTAGAAATGATTGACCCCATGAATATTGAACTTGGTTGAATTGTAATATTTGCCAACTTAGTAAGGTCAAAGTCGGCTCTTGTTATTCCAACTTGACAAAAATCTTCAGCCCCCCAAAATGGTCTAACATCAATGTTATATATCAGATTTTTAATTTGTGGTAATTCTCTTAAATTTGTTGAGGTTTTAAATCTTGCTCCATTAACTTGACTTTCTGTTGCTAATCCTTGTTGGATTAAATCTTGCGGAGACATTGAGAAACACCCTATATCTGAAAGATCCACATCCATCACTATGGTTTGTTCTCCAACAGGAACACCAAAAATCATAAAGTCACCACTCTCATTTGTTGTTACGGTAAATCTATAATATTTGTCATATACTTCAATATATGATTCGTCCATAAGAACATCACCTTTATTTGGGAATGTTCCTGTTGAGGCGTGTCCTTTGTATGATGGTAATTTTGGAAGTAGATTATATCTATAACCATCTTCATTTGTGTCTCCAATTGTTTTAAAAGGATATAATTCAGAAATAACTGGGTCTAATTCGTCAGTATCGTCAAGTGGAATAAAAACGGATACCTTTGCATTTGGTAAACCATACCCACCATTAACAAACACTCTTCCCGTTACAACTCCATATGTTGAACAAAATCTACTGTATACATTGTTTGCAAGGATCTTTAAGGAAAGTATCTCTAAAGATTCCCAATCTTGTTCTAAATTGACATTTATATATTTATCAACACCGACTTCGGTTCTTATTCTATACGATTTAGACATTAAAAATTTGTTTTTTCATAAATAGTTTATTTCCTATTTTCATAAAAAATACACCTGTTCTGAAAAAAATAAACCACTAAGAGAAATTAACAGATTTTAAGTTTAATACTCTAATATTAATATCTTTATTTGGGTATCTTACTTGATAGATTTGTGTTGGTGTTGCAAATATTGTATCTGCAGAAGGTTGGATTTGTCTTGTTACCGGATCAGCATAAGGCATTGATGTTTGACTTGAAGAATATTGACCACCTACTTGGTTATAAAATAAAACATCGTTTATACTAACAATCCCATTTTCCGATTGTATTAATCTTCTTAATTCAGATATGTTAACATTTTGTCCTAAATTTCTAACAAGAGGATTAAAGAAGTCAGTAACAATTTGTATTGTTTTAGCAATAACTGATCCTTGGTTTTGACTATTATCTAAAACTACATCAACTGTAACCGATAAGTCTATTGTTTCGGCAGCCTCTATTGAAATGTAATCATTTATCATCCTATAATTTGATAGATAGTTTGCAACATTTTGTTTTAATGTGTTTGAAACAACATTGGTTAAAGTTCCGCTAGAATCGTAAGACAACATTTTAATTCTAATCTTATTGTTTTCCTCAGTAATCGCCACTTTTGCTGGTGCCCCATATTGTGCCGGCATTGTTCTTAGGATTGAATTGTAGTCATTTACAGTCACCGCTCTATTTTGTGCCGCAAAATTAAATGAAACCATGTTTCTAACATCTTCAGTTGTCGGTGGGTTAGCCCCTCCAATTGCAGCCGTTACATTATTACATTGTAAACTATTGATAACATTTCTATTAGCACTTTCAGATGGTCCATTTACCGAAAATGATACGGTACTAATTTGATTGATTGTATTAATACCAACATTGCTAGATAAACCACCACCAATTCTATATTGTACAAATAAAGTACTATTTGCTGTAAGTGCAGCACCCAATGAATAGTTGTTTGTATATCTACTCAAATCAAAACCTTTACCGTCAATTGCAAATTGTCGTAATTGTTCATCTGCAGAAATATTTCCACCACCAAAAGTCATTTTACAATAACCTTGTGGAGTATATTCTGAAATAAACTTGTTAGAAGTTGTAATATACAAACCAACTTTAACGCCTGGTTGATCAGAAACTTTTGTAGGGTCTTCAACAAACACTCTATCTTCTACAAGAGCATCAACTTCAAAGAATCTTTCAGGTCCTATAACTAAAAAATCTTGTGGATTTGGTATTGTTGAATACTGAGTTCCTTGTTTCAATAAAACACTTGAAATGCCTAAAACATTTTTTTCAGGAAGGAATAACTCTAAATATGGTTTTACATCATTAGGGGTTATTACTCTTTTGTAAACTTTTGTAATTCCGTTTACAACAACTTCTCTTTTTACGATCGTATAATTTATAAGTTTTCCACTTGAATCAAAATTTGGTATTTTAACCCTATTTGGTGATCCTTCAGCATTTACTGGCGATTGGAAATCTATATCGTAGACAGTTTCAAAAGGTTGTCCCGCCCCACTAACTTGGGATCCTCTTCTTAATATACCACAATATCTTAAATCTTCTCTGTCTCCAAAAGCGGGAACTGTTATTGAAAAGTCAACTAACGCTACTGAAGGTCTTTGCCCCGGTACTTTTAAACCATAGGTTCTTGCAATATTGTAAATTGAATTTTTTTGTTGTGCAAATTGTAAAACTGTTTCTTGAATACTTCTATCTATCTGATAATTTAAGTTATCAGTTACGGCAGCGTTCAAATCTAACATTACGGAAAAAATACCCGCATCGTTAAAATTTTGCACTAAATCGGGATAATAAGTTCTAGTAAAATTTATAAGTTCTGTCCTAACGCCTTGAAAATCCCTTGCGGTATAGGAAATCTTTTTTTCTGCCATATAAAATTAAATATTTAGAATTATAAAATCTTGAGATTCAAAAGCTGAGTCGGTAATTCTATAGTCTATTTTTATTCTTGCCGTGTGTTCTAAAGTTGCAATATTTGTAACTTTAAATTCTCTTTCACCGTATTCGTTTACGGTAAATCCTTTATCTTCCAATCCTGCTGATGCCGGTTCAACTGTCACATTTGTAACTTGTAAATTTGGCATATATGTTTTAACGGTATCTCTAATTTCTGATTCAATATCTGAAAATGTCGGACCATCTAATGGTTCAAATATATATTCATATAATCTTGTCCCAAAATCAGGTAGAAAATATCGACTTCCCTTTCTTGTTAACAATAAATGAACCAAGTTTGTTCTAGTCTCACCTTCTGTTGTTTCAGTAACATCAAGATACCTCCCCGTAAAAGAATCTACAAAAGGAAAAGAAATCCCATAAGTTATACCATTTGCCATATGACATAAATATATGTTATCGTTTTTTTAAGTAAAAACTATAAAAATATGTCAAAAAAAAATCCCAACTTAATGTTGAGATTTTAATACTTTATTACCTTTAATTTTTGGTGGATAAAAAGCACAATGTAAACATCCACTACCACAACAACTTCCTCTAAGTTTATGATATTCTTCAGTCATAACCATTTTACCTTCACTATTATAGTAAAAATGATTTGGTTGGAGTTTAGATCCGAATTCTCTAATATATAATTGTTGAACCCAGTCTTTTGATGCGTTTACAGTCATAAATTACACAATTTCACAGGCTCCACCAGCACAAGCAGCTTCACCTCTAAGGTCTGTATTATCTTGTAACTCAATTACTTTTGTAAGATCAACATCCGATAATGTTTTAACTAATCTTTCAAATTCTTCTTTTGTACAATCCTCAAAAGGAGCTTGGGTGTATGTTCCTCCGTTATATGGTAACACCGAAAGTCCATTATAGAAATCTCTGTTATTCCACATCCAATCACCAACTAAATCCCACTCATCTTCTTTAATAGAAATGGTAGCAGATACATTGTGCGTATTCTGTCCGTTTCTATGTCCTGGTTTAATCCATTCTTGAGACACTTTTTTAACTCTTTCTAACATTTGAAATACAGACTCATGTCTTATGATTGCACCTTCTGGCGCTTTTTGTGGTATACCAATAACCGCAGTGTCGTGAGGACGGAAAAACTCATCTTCAATCAACTCAGGGTGATTATTCACCAAATAAGAATATATTGATTCATTCTTACCTACACGGATTCTTCTTAGATAATAATCATTATGCCAAGCGTGGATTCCTGATGATGTGCCCAACACTAACGATGAGGTACCTGATGGTTTAACAGTTGTTGTTCTTGCTGATTTATTAATTCCAATCATCTGAGCAACTCTTTCATTTTCTTCTTTAACCATCTTAGCCGCTCTTTTCATATCATAACCCAAAACAACACCCGAACCAATACCTGTCATTCCAACACCAATAAGTGCGTCTTTTTCAGTTGTTCGTTTCCAAATGTCTCTTAGATAATGGAAATCGGTGTATCCCGCTTGTAATGTACCAATGAATGACGCCGCTTTAACTCTTGCATCAAAATCTTCTTGTGATTCAATATCTGAAGCATTAACCTCACACAGGTTACAAAATTGAAATGGTCTAAGTGCAATTTCACAACAAGGGTTTGTTCCCCAATCTTTGTCGTTTGACAAATAGATACCCGGCTCTCCTGCTCCTGATAATTCAATTCTTTTCCAAAGACCTGTAAAGAATTCTTTAGTAATTTTGTGACGAAGAAGTACTGCCGAGTTATTAGCTCTACCTCTTTGTGCGTTTTGTTCCCACCAACTACCAGATTTACAAGAAATCATTTCTTCATCGTCAGCCGAGAATAATGAGATAAGTGCCGCTCTTCTAATACCTCCTGCCAATACCGCATCTGCAATATGACATACAATATCGTGAGTCTCAATTGGTGTTAATTTTTCACCATCTTTTTTGTTATCCAAAACTTTTGTAATATTATGAATACAATCTTTCAATGGTTGTGGTCCTGGCGCCTTTCCTCCCGATGTAACAAGCATTGCCCCCTTTTGTCTAATATCTGAAAAATCAAATATAGGTGTTGACGATTTGTAACCCAAATACGATTCCATTAATACTTTAATAGCATCTGCCCATCCTTCAATAGAGTCACCAATTAGGTATCGTCTTGTTCTTTCTTTGTTTGGTTTTTTAAGGTCGGGTAATTTTTCAACATGATGTTTTTGAACTGAATACCCAACTCCTGTTCCTCCTAAAAGTAAAAACATTGTTTCAGAAAAAGAGTCAACATGGTCAATTGGCATATAAGCACAGTTGTAAACCCTGTTTGGTGAAATTTCAATTGATTTACCACCAAACTGTAAAGATCTCATTGACGGTAATACTTTTTTATCATATACCATTTTATACACCTCTTCGATTTCACTTGTAATTTTAGGGTATTTTTTTTGGTGCATTTCTTTGTTACGAGTAACCAACTCTTTCCAAGTTTCTCTCCTATTTTTTTGGGGTTGGAACTTGGCATACTTCATAAAGACAGTAATGTCACTTAATATTTTTTGCGAAATATTCATTTTATTTAAATTTATTTGTTAATTGTTTTGTGTTTGTCTTTCTTTTCTTTTTTCTAAAAGTTCTTTAACTCTTAGTCTTTGTCTTTCTTCTTTCTGTTCCTCAATACCAAGAAAGGTCATTGAGCTTTCAGTATCGATATCAATCATTGCATTATCAAACTTACAGTTTTCAAACACAACACCATCGTCTCCGATTCTTGATTTTGTAATTGCTATTGTTGCCAACTTTAACTCTTTTTGTTGTAGAGTCTTGGCTACAGTTATAATAACATGTCCCACTTGTGCCTTCTTAATTGATCCACCCATTTGATCTGTTGTTACCACTTCGGAAGATATTGAAGATCTGTTACCTTGTGTTGCGGTCCAACCTACAAGATTCATTTCGTGACACATAGCTTCAAATGCTCTCATTACCGAACCTTCACTTTTCCATTCATCACCTAAATGTTTGTCAGGTACTACACAATCAATATAATCTAATAAAACCATATCAATCTTAGTACCATCCGCAAC